CCCGGCCTCGTGCACACACCCTGCACACGAAGCAGCCATGACCCAAGAGACAGCCGACCAGATCCTCCGCCAACACGGACTCAACGGCGACAGACTCCTCAAACTCGCACGCCGCATCGCACGAGACGCACAACGACGATCCCCCGCCGGGCTAGGCGGCAAATACGAAGACCTCGTCAGCTTCCTCACCCTCCAAGCCCTCGAAGCATCCATCAAGTACGACCCCGCCAGAACCAACGGCGGCTACACCTTCAGCTCCTACCTCTGCGACATCATGGAAAGCCGAATACCGGACTTCTTCAGACGCAAATCCGAAGGCTTCGGAGACAGACGCTCAGGCAACGACAACCGCATCATCCTCGCCGGCGACACACTCGACCAAGAACCAGACCCAGACATCCAATGGGGCAAAGTCTTCAACGAACCAGACGAACAAGCACTCGAACACGCACACCGCATCTGGGCAGCAGCAGCCACCCACATGAAAACACCACTCGTCGACTGGGACGACATCACCGAACCCAGAGCAATGAAATGGATCCGCGCCGCAGAAACACTCGGACTCCCATTCAACGTCTGGGCCCGACGCACACTCGACCTCGCAGCCAACCACCAACTCACCAACGGCGATAAGCAAGCCGCATGACAACCCTCCCACGAGCCATCACACAAGCCCAAGCCACCCTCCAAGGTAGGGGGGAGGGCCACCATCGCCACACACTGCCCACAATGACCCCATGCCCAGTCGCGAAATACCCCCCCGATCTGACGACGGCCGAGCGTGGCTATGGCGGGGATCACCAGCGTCGGCGTCGGCGTGTGAAGCGGGTGGTTGATGCGGGTGGTGGGGTTTGTGCGCGGTGTGGTCGGCCGATTCTGCTGGGTCAGGCGTGGGATCTTGGCCATGACGATCTGGATCGGTCGTTGTATTCGGGTCCGGAGCATCGCTTTGCGAGGGATTGTCCGGCGGGCGGTAACCGGGCGACGAACGCGCGGGGTCGGGCGACTGCTAGGCGGTGGGTGCGTCGCCGCCGGTTTTCGTGGTAGTGGTCGCTGCTGTTTCTGCGCGGCTGGTGGGTTGCCAGGTGCCGCGGGTGGCGGTGGTGCCGGATGGTGTTGATCATCCTGAGTGGCCGCAGGTGAGGGATTTCGCTGTTCGGTTGGGTTGTGATCTTGATCCGTGGCAGGAGGAGGTGTTGCGCGTTTCGTTGTTGCGGAGCGGTGGTTTTTGGGCGGCGTTCACGGTGGGTGTGTGTGCGCCGCGGCAGAACGGGAAGAACGGGATCCTCGAGGTGCGCGAGCTCGTGGGTCCGTATCTGCTGGGCGAGCCGTTGGTGATTCATTCGGCGCATCTGGCGGACACGTCGAAGGAGGGGTTTCGTCGGTTGGACCAGTTGATCGAGGCGAACGAGTGGCTGTCGCGGGATGTGAAGCACATTTGGCGGACGAACGGGCACGAGTCGATCGAGTTCCGGAACGGGAACAGGGTTAGGTTCAGGACGCGAACGAAGACTGGTGGCCGTGGTTTCGCGAAGGGGTCGCCGATCGCGTTGGACGAGGCGATGATTCTGGCGCAGGCGTCGATGGGGTCGATCCTTCCGGTTGCGTCGGCGCACCCGGACCCGCAGTTGTGGTACACCGGCAGCGCGGTTGACCAGGAGACGATGGAGGACGGGCTTGTGTTCTCCCGTGTCCGGCAGCGCGCTTTGACGGGGGACCATGACCGGCTCGCGTATTTCGAGTGGTCGCTGGACTATGAGCACCCGGATGACATCCCGTTGTCGGTGCTGGACGATCCGGAGGCGGTGGCGGCGACGAACCCGGCGTACGGGGTGAGGATCCAGCCGGAGTATGTGCGGGCTGAGCGGCGCGAGCTCGGCGACCGGATGTTCGCGACCGAGCGGCTGGGTGTCGGTGACTGGCCGGACGTGAGCCCGGACGCGGGGACGGTGATCCCGCTCGACCTGTGGCGGTCGTTGGTGGACATGGACGCGCGGACGGTGGGCCCGGTCGTGTTCGCCGCCGACGTGACGCCCTCGAGGTTGTACGCGTCGATCGGTGTTGCGGGCCGTCGTGAGGACGGGCGGTTCCACGTCGATGTCGCCGACCGCCGCGCGGGCACGGACTGGGTCGCGGAGCGTCTGCGGGAGCTGACGGGGAAGTGGCCGACGTTGGCGGTCGTGTGCGACAGCGTGGGGCCGGCGGCGTCTCTGGTGCCGGAGATCAAGCAGGCCGGAGTGAACGTGGAGACGTTGACGACGGGGGATTATGCGGACGGCTGCCACCGGCTGTTCGACGCCGCGACCCGGAAGCGGTTGTCGCACGCCGGCGATCCACAGCTCGATTCGGCGTTGAAGGCGGCTTCGCAGCGTCAGGTGGGTGAGCGGTGGCTGTGGGACCGTAAGGCGGCGGGGGACATTTCGCCGCTGGTCGCTGTGACGCAGGCGCTCGGTCGGCTGTCGGCGCAGCCCGTCGCGAAGCCGATGGTGCGCCGCTCTCGTCGGTAGGCCGATAGGCGCAGCGGTCAGTACGTGCTCTATCCCGGCCGGGGCCCGCTCGCCACGCGGGTCTCGGTCGTTGAATGGGCCGATAGGCGCGACCGGTATGGGGTTTATGTCGTGGCTGCGTGGATCGTCGTCAACGGAGGTGCTGCCCGCGAAGACGAGGTCGACGCTCGACTTCAACTCGTGGCAGCAAATGTTCTCGTTCGGCGGGCGCCAGTACCCGTTCGTGCCGTCGATGTCGCTTGGCCGGGAGGTCGAGGAGCCGGACCCGTCGTTCGCGGGCTATGTGCGTGGCGCGTACAAGTCGAACGGGGTCGTGTTCTCGTGCATGGCCGCGAGGCTGCTGCTGTTCTCCGAAGCGAGGTTTCAGTTCCAGCAGCTCCGTAACGGCAAGCGCGGTGACCTGTTCGGCACCGAGGCGTTGGAGCCGCTCGAGCGGCCGTGGCCGGGAGGTACGACCCGGGATCTGCTGACCCGGGCGATCACTGACGCTGACCTGGCCGGCAACTTCTACGCGAACCGTAGGGGCGACCGGATCTACCGGATGCGCCCCGACTGGGTCACGATCGTGCTCGGGTCGCAACTCGAGCCCGACGACCCCGGGCTGGCGTTGGACGCCGAGGTGATCGGGTACATCTACCACCCTGGCGGCTACCACGGCAGCGCTGACTTCGCCACGCTGCTGCCCGACAGCGTGGCGCACTGGGCGCCGATCCCCGACCCGGAGGCGCGGTTTCGGGGGATGTCGTGGCTGACCCCGGTGATCCGCGAGGTGATGTCGGACCAGGCGGCGACGAACCACTCTTTGCAGTACTTCGAGAAGGGCGCCACCCAGAACTACGCGGTCGTCCTGGATCCGAACATCTTGGCGGACGCGTTCGAGGACTGGGTCGACAAGTTCGAGGAGTCCCACCCGGACTTCGTTAACGCGTACCGGACGATCTACCTCGGTGGCGGCGCCAACATCGTGCCGGTCGGGTCCGACATGAAGGAAGCGGACTTCAAGCAGACCCGCGGGTCGGGGGAGACACGGATCTGCATGGCTGCTCGGGTGCCGCCGATCATCGCCGGTTCCAGCGAAGGGCTGGACTCGGCGACGTACTCGAACTACGGGCAGGCACGGAGGGCGTTCGCTGATCTCACGATGCGCCCGTTGTGGGGCGGGTTCTCGGAGACGATCGCCGCGCTGATCGACGTGCCTTCGTCGTCGCAGTTGTGGTACGACGAGACGGGGATCTCGTTCCTGCAGGAGGACGTGAAAGACGCCGCCGACATCCTCGAGACGCAGGCACGGTCGATGCGGACGCTGTCGGACGGCGGGTGGGACCCCGATGCGATCGTCGACGCCGTCACCTCCGGGGACCTGAAGCGCCTGTCGGGTCAGCATTCGGGGCTGCTGCCGGTGCAGATGCAGCCGCCGGGCCAGCAGCAGCTCGAGGCGTCGAACGGGAACGGATCCAGGACGCCGATAGGCGCGGCCGATGGACAACGAGCCGAAGTTGTCGAACACGTCGGAGAACTCGCAGACCGAGACTCCTGACGAAGGCGAGATGCTGAACGGCGGCGAGCTCGTCTACCGCGCCGTTCACCCCGAGAACCTGAACGTCACCGCCAACGACGGGCCCGTCTTGATCGAGGGCCGGATGATGCCGTACGGCGAATGGACAGAGGTGCGGTCGCCGATCGAGGGCGAGTTCATGGAGCGGTTCCTGCCAGGGGCGCTCGCGAAGACGATCAACGAGCAGGGCACACGTGTGCGCGCACTATTCGAGCACGGCCTCGACCCCGCCTACGGGCGGCAGGCGATCGCCGACGTTCAGCACATCGAGGAGCGCGAAGACGGCGCCTACTTCCGTGCCGAACTGCTCGACGGGCTCCCCCAGCTGCTCGTGAACGGC